TGTATTACTTTGCCTTTCAGCATCGGTAACAAGGCTTTGAATGGCAGTTGCAGAATCGCCCAATATTTGCTTTGAGCCTGTCACGGTGCTATCAGACAAAGTAGTTTGCTGAATAATGTAATAAATGTTTCCTTGCTTTTGAATGTACACCGTGTCTTTAACAACGTCTTGCGCAAAGGAAAACAAGGGAAGGAATAAAAATAAGTATCTCATTTTATTTATTTTCGAGGATTAATAATCTTTGTTTTAACGCTTCAATTTGGGCTTGTTGTTCCTGTATGGCTTTGGTAAGTACTGGAACTAATTTTTGTAAATCAAAATATATATCTGAATTATTCATTACTCCTGTTGCTTCTGGAATAACATTCATAACATCTTCCGCCACAAAACCCAAATCCTTACCTTCACCCCATTTATTTTTGTCAATATAATTAAAAATTACAGGCTTTAATTTTAAAACATCTGATAAACCATAATTTATATTTTTAACATTTTCTTTTATTAAAATAGATGATGCGGCACTTAAACTACCATTTGCATCTGCATTTACTCCACGACTGCCAGAGCCAGCTAAATTATAAATAGTAGCTAAACCTGTACTACCTAAATCAAGCACATTTGTAGAGCCATTTGCTTGAAATCTTATATTACCACCAGAACCAGCTATGCTTAAAATTCTTCCAAATTGATTATTTCCTGTATTATAAAATTGCATGTCGCCACCATTTAATGTAGCTAATGATTTATCTGGACCATCAGCAACTATACTACCTCCTACTCTTAAATTTTTTGCAATGCCAACACCTCCTAAAAATGTAACAGGTGCTGATGCTGCATTACCAGCATCAGTTGTATTAGAAAAAATAGTTACACCAGATATTGTCTTTCCTCCGTTTATTGTTTGAGTTCCATAAGTATTTACATATTTTACAGTAGTAGTATCCGTTTGAGTAAACAAAAAAGATGTATCAGCTGCCAAAGTGCCAGATGTTGTAATTGTTCCACCTGTTAAGCCTGTGCCTCCGGTTATACTTGTAACCGCAGTACCGCCTCCAGCAACGCTCCAAACATTTGTAGCACGGTTGTAATTGTAGAACCTATGATTTGCCGTGTCAAGAATGATGTACGCACTTGTATCGCTTAATGGTGTAATTAAAGCAGTATCACCAAGTACGCCCCGATATATCAGCCCATCGGCAGTCGTCTGTTCTCCAAGCGTTATTTTTTGATTGCCATTGCTCGTGTACTGTGCCCATGCAAGGCAAGGGATAAGGAAGAGGAAGAGGGAAAGTATTTGTTTCATGTTTATGTTTATTAATTATTTCTTTGCATTATAATCCAATTTGTTCCATCGCTTACAAGGGTTGCAAATCTATATGTAGCAGGAGCTATAATTGAAGTTTGCGTAGAACCACTAAAAGCAGTTGTAAAACCAATTATATTAGAAGATGCAGAAAATACATTTCCGCTGCCTGTTTGTTTAATAATTAATTCTTTACCAGGATAAGTAGCTGCACTTGGTAATGTAAGTGTAACAGTAGCATCTTGATGTATATTTAACCATGTGGTATTTACACTAACTGTCAATGTTGTAGCCGTAGATGATGTGTATGTTCTCTCTAACCAAGGAGTATTTACCTTACCTCCAAATGTACCGCTTGAACCTACATTTAATGTACTTGAACCAGATATTACTATATTGCCACTAAATGTTTTATTCCCTGTCAATGTCTCCGTACATGATTTACACGCTGCGCCTAATTCATTCCTTGCATCTGTCTCGTTTGCTCCTCCTGTGCCACCGTTTAAAACAGGCAAAGGCACACCGCTTAATGATACAGCCAATGTACCGCTTGATGTTACAGGGCTGCCAGATACAGATAAAAAAGTAGGTACACTCATGCCTACACTTGAAACACTGCCAGTGCCTGCGCCTATTGTTGTTCTTGTATCAGCTGCACTTAATAAAGTAATAGTATTGTTAGAATTTACTTTTATAAATTTATCAGATACACTATTTGTCAAAGTAAACAATGATATACCACTTGTTGTGCCTCCTAAACTTATTCTTGCATTTGCTGCGTCTGTGGCACCTGTACCGCCATTTGCCAAAGGTAAAGCATTACCACTATATGTCAATGCCAAAGTGCCGCTTGTTGTAACAGGTGAGCCGCTAACAGTAAATATAGATGGTGCAGATAAGCCTACACTTGTAACTGTACCACTACCACCACCTCCACCGCTATATTGTGGTATATTTAATGTGGCACCTACTAATGTTGCAGCTCCGCTTGTGCCTGTTGTAGTAAGTGTTATATTATCTTGTTTTGATGCAAATCTTGTAGTAAGATTTAAATAAGTAGTATCTGAAAAAGAAAATTTATTATTAAATGTAGTCCAATCCGTTGACGTTAAATATCCATTCCTTGATGTTGTTGCGCTTAATAATTCAATGACTGGAGTAGTAGTTGTATTTGTAATAGATAATGGATTCCCACTTGTTCCGGATGCCGTTACACTTGTAACCGTGCCACTTCCTATGGCACTCCGAAACGAAGCTGCAGACAATGCCGTTACACTATTGTCTGCATTAAACTGTGGAAAGGTAATGGCCGAAGGATTAGTTAAGGTAAACATTGATTGCCCTACCGTTGTACCTCCTAAACTTGTTCTGCCTGTAGCTGCTACTAAATCAGTGCTACCTCCATCCCATTTTAACCTGTCAGTAAATGCCGTATTCCAATTACTTGAATTGTTTGTAATTGATGTTGTCCATGTTGTGCCAGTGGACAGGGCAATGCCTGCCTCTGGATAGATTGGATTACCTTGCGCGGAAGAAACAGAACCTATGCCCGATACTGTTACTAAAGTATAGTTTTCGCCTACCTTGTAAGATGTGGCTGCTACCTTAACTTTGTTTGTGTCAATAACGGAAAACTGGTCATTAAGTAATAACTGCCCATTGCGGAACAAAAGAATAAACTGCCTTAGCTGAATAGGGAATTTAGGAAGTATAGTAAATGTCAATGTGTCACTTGTAACATTTTCGTATTCCTGTTTAATTATTTTTATTGTATCTCCTCCTATTTCAACTGCTACAATGCTATCTCTTACAAAGTCGTAAACTGTGGATGTGTCAACGCGTAGTGTGCCCGTTGTTGTGATTGGCCCGCCTAATATACCGTAACCACTTCCTACACTGGTAACTGTACCTGTGCCTCCTCCACTGTATTGAGGTATATTTAAAGTAGAGCCTACTAAGGTAGAAGCTCCGCTCGTGCCGGTAGTAGTTAATGTAATATTGTTTTGCTTAGTCGCAAATCTTGTAGTTAGATTTAATAAAGTAGTATCTGTTAATTCCATTAATACAGAAAGGTCTGCGGAGACAGTGCCTGTGGTTGTAATTGGATTTGGTGATACTGTAATGCCAGTGCCTCCAGATATTGAGGTAAGTGATCCGCTGCCGCTACCACCACCTCCACCACCGCGAGGTAAAATAACCGTATAATTCTCACCTAATTTATATGCAGTTGAGCCAATTACAACAGAGGCATTAGTAGGTACAGTGTATTGGCTTGGTAAAAGTATTTGACCATTTCTATATACTTGTAAAGATGTTGTATCGTTAACAACTAATGTATCTGTCTGCGTCCATGTTAAAGTGCTTGTTGACACATTTCTAAAATCTTGCCTTGCGTAAAATCTGCCGCTTGTATCTGCGTAGGCTTTGCTTGCGTAGTTTGCTAACATAGCAGCCGTATCACTTACTAAAAGTGTTGGCGTTGTATCCCTCCAAACACCTTCACTACTTAAATAATATAATGAGGCTTTATTTACTGGCGATGTTATACGGACATCGTGTAATTCATCTAATTCTTGACCATTACGAATCTTAACAAACAATTCTCCAGAACCAGCATTACTTTTTACACATACACCAATATAAACCGTGTGTTGTGGAGCTTGCGGCTTTGTTGATGTTAACCCACCTGCCACCGTTGGCGAAAGGTAAACGGCTGAATCCTCTACTAATGAGGATGTATTAATTCCCGTTATTAATCCCTCTGTTATTATATATCCACTTTGATTATCTGCTATTGATTCAGCAACAATACCAAAAGTATTTGCCGAAAAGGCATCGGTAACGCCTAATGCTTTTGCAACGGTTATCCTGTTACCCTGACTTCCCGACAAATAAACCGCAGTACCTTTTGTTAAAGTTGCTCCCGTGCGATTGTTTACGCGTTGATGTAATTGTTGCCCAATAACATTGGTAACATTGCCACCTTTTAAGCCTTGAATTAAAGAACCTTGAGTATCGTTATATTCAACCTCACCTACTCCCACCGTGCCATCCTTGGCAGTGTTAAAGGTAATAGAATCAAAAGGCATAGTTAAACTACCACCACCACCAACTAAGCCCCAAACGTTAGAAGTAAAATCAAATGAGTATATCTTTAGATTAACCGTGTCAATTATTAACCATGCGTTTTGATTTGTCGTTGGTTGAATAGATGCAGTATCGGAGATTGAACCGCGCCAGACAAGACCGTCCGCTGTGGTCTGGAAACCTAATTTTTGCTTGTTTCCTGTAGATGGAAATTGGGCAAAGACAAAGGAAGAGGCAAGAATAATAATGGCAATGGAAAGCCCTTGTCGTTTGTTGCCTACTTTGTCAATGGCTTTGCCGATAAACTTTCTTGCTATTCCCATTACTAATTCATTGGCTAACACCTTGGCAATGTTTCCAACGGCTTTTAAAAACTTTCTTTCTTTCTTAGGTGCTTTTATCTCTTCCATTATATTATGTTTATTGCAAAGACAATATAATTACTGCCATCGTAATGTGTGTTAGAATCTATGGTAATAGTAGCAGGTGCCGTTATACTATACTGACTGTCTATTAATTTCTGACCATTCTGGTAAACATGGATAGCAGCATTTAAATTAGTAACTGGCAAGACTCCATTATTTTGAGTCCAGGTTAAAACATTGGATGAAGCTGCAAGAAATTCTTGATTAAATATTGAAACGGCAGAGCCATTTACTGTAACATTATTTATTGTTTCTGTAACATTGTTGTTAACCACACCTCCACTGCCTGCATTGTTTGCAACGTCGGCAAAGTCGCGAGGTTTAGATAAAACTGTTCTTTCAGTATAATTAGGCATCCAATTCTATTTTAAAGTAATCACCTTGCCAAATCTCTGTTTTTAAATCAAAACTACCTCTTTCAAAAACGTAATATCCAGATGAATATTCTATGACCTTGTGCGGAAGGTAAGGATTGTCAACTGATAAATTTTGAAATGGCATATCAACCATGCGTAACTTTGGTGTGAGCTGTCCGCGTATTACTTCATTTACTAATAATTGTGTGACATTGTTAAAGCCTGATCCGCTACTAACATCCCATGAGCTGCTATTTTCATACGTGCCAGATTCTAAAACTTTTAATCCTCCATCTGTTGTTTTACTTGGCCCATCACCAAGGTATGTATCAAGGCTAAATATAGTAGATGATTTATCGTCATTGTCAGAGCCATATTCAAGGATGTCACTTTGCCCGGAGACTGCACCAGTAGGAAGAAATTCAAGATAATTACTACTTAATAAATATGATATACTAAAATTACCAGAAACATTTGTTCCTGCCTCATTGCGCATATTTTTTAATCGCATCTCCCATATATACTCCGCACTCTCTGGAATATCTAAGGTATCAAATGTGATAGTTTTATAAGCAACAAAAGCAGCATCTGCTGTTATTGTTTCTGTATTAAATTCATATTCGTAAAATGTATTTTCCCAACTTGCAGCTTCTAATATAAAATTAAAACCGTTAGTGTATGTTACACCTCTTTTTAAATACTTATTTTCTTGCTTTACTTGTAATGATTTTATTTTGCCAGTAAAGCCTGGAGAGGATAAACTATCTAATTGTAATGTATCTGTGTTAGTTGATAAAATTACATAGTCATAATCACCACTTTCTGTAATTGTTTTTGTAACACCACCTAAACGTAATCTAAGAGTACCACTATTTTCAATATCAACTTTTATTTTAACATAATACTTTCTACCAGATGTAACTGTAAAAGAAGTGTAGTATGCTACCGTTGCTATTATTGTACCTTCAAGTATTCCATTATTAATAAACCAACCGCTGCCCAATGTCCAGTTAGCATCGGCAAAACCTTGCAATGGAAAGCTATTAATAATAGATGCTACTTTTACGGCAAATACAAACTGAAAAGGCTCAAAGTTTACAGGATTTAAAGCTTGGGCATAAAAGCCAAGTATTCCTGTATATGATAATCTTGCATCTGCATTTGTAGCGTCTAATGTCGGAGTGATTGTTGTTATTGGTGTGGTATTAGTAGTATAGTTATATTCTACTCCGGCTAATAAGTTTTGTTTAGCAAAGTGATTGTATCTAACAACTACATTTTTTAGTGCAGGATAATATGTCCATTTACCTCCGCTTAATCTCATTAAATCACTTCCTGGTAAATTAGTCTGTATATTAGACATGGTAAAATCAAAAGTAAATGTGCCAGATGCCTGTACTCCTAAAGCACTGTATTTAAAATATCTGTGAGATGCAGGATTCCTTGCATATTCATTGACTTGTATAAACCAATATTGATTACCACTAAATATTAATCTTGCGCCAAATGTTTGACATATCTTTTTTAAGACATCGTAACAACTTTGATAAATATAATTATTCTTTGTGTCTTTATGGTAAAATGCCCTATGCTGTATTACTGTCAATAATGCGTAATCATTAGCAGCACTATAAGCAGTTGTATTCTCATTCCAATTAAAAACAGTGTGCAGGACTGGCAAGCTATTTGCCACCAGTTCACTCTGTACAAAATCAAGTTGATTAAGGCAATTTAAGATATGTTGTACTACTGTGTCTTGTCCATTGTAAGGCCCTACTGCACTTTTGTAGTCTAAAGTTTTTAGCCATCCTAATCCATCAATGGCAGTTATTTGAGCAACATAACCAATAGACAAAGGAATGTCTTCAAATTGTACTAAATCTGTAACTATATAGCCATACCAATTAAACGATACTGTTGTATTGTCATCTTCGTACGCAGTTAAATGCATTGTAAACCTTCCCTCAATAGCTAATCCAATATCAAGAAGTAAAGTCTGTAAATCGTTATTATTTATAAGTAATGATAAATTGCATGATGATCCGATTATAGGAGTAAATCTTTCAGCTCCTTGTTGGCTTTCGCTATCGTATTGTAATGACAGGCTAATAGTATCAAATGAATATGTCATGCCAGAAAAAACATTGTCTTTTATAGCAACATTTATTTTTCTGCCTTTCTCATTATATACAGTCGTTTCAAACCTTACAGCCATTATTGTATTCTGCTAAGACCCTTTTGAGACCTATTTAACAATATAATTAAATCATTTCCGCTTATCCTTGTCTCCAACACTCCTCCTATGCCCATGTCTCCCATCATTGACTTTAACTTTGACAAAGGAGCAATTACCTCGGGATCTACACGCGCGTTTCTGTTGTCTCCAACTAATGCCATGGTAGGTCCGGTAGCAAGTCCACCTTGTGCAAGAGCAGGAGCAGATACTTTGTTTAATAAAGTATTAAATAAAACAGAAGCACCTGCACCAGCAGCACCTGCAACTGCAATGGCAAAAGGTCCTAATATTTTACCTGTTGGTCCTGCTAATATGTTTTTGACAATACCTGCTACACCTTCTTTAATATATGCTGATACTACTTGTCTGGCAGCCTGCAATGCTGCACTTGCCATTTTCTTCATATCTGTTTCCCCTTGCACTGCTAAATTAGAAAAAGCATCAGCTGCTAAAATTAATGCACTTGTAAGTGTATTTCCAAAACTCATCATTTGCGTTTCAACTGCTACAAATGAATTTTTAACCTCTTCGTTAGTTTCTTTTAATCTTAAATTACTTGCAGTTGCCGTATCTAATTTTATAGCTAATAAATCTAAAGTAGGTAGCATATTTGTTATGCCAGTTGATTCTGAAGTTATTGCAGCAACTGGACTTGCATTTGACACTCCTCCTGTGCCTCCTACTGTTGGTGCGCCACCATCACCAAAAACTAACTCACCTGTTCCATCTGTTGCACCTCCTCCCGTAGCTTTGCCAGGTGCAGCCATGAATAAACTTTTAAACTTGCCTTTAAGGCTATCAACTGTATCTCCTATACTTTTAAACTCTGTTGCAACTATTCTTTGTTGTTCTTGGTATTTTGTCATACCAGATAAATCAAACAAATTTAAACCTAATGCTTTTTGTAAATTATCTAATTTACCTAAAACAAAAGTAACTCCTTGCATAACAGAGTTCTTTATATTTATCCAAATGTTTTTAAAGTTATCACTAAATGCCTGCCAGTTATCATATACATATAAAGCAATAGCACCAATAGCGGCAATAGCAGCTACAATACCAAGTATAACAGGATTAGCAAGTAAAGAGGCAAATGCAGCCTGTACTCCTGTTGTCATAAATAAAACAGTAGTTCTAATAAGTTTTATAGTACCTACTAATGCACCAAACGTACTTATTAATTTACCTACTATAAATATAGCTGGGCCGATTGCTGCTATAATTAAACCAGCTTTTACTATGAAACCTTGCGTCTCTGGATTAAGTGATTTAAAACCATCAACTAATCTTTGTAATCCTGCGCTAAATGTAGCTACAACTGCCTCTAAATTTAATGTTTCATTGATTGCTTTCCCTAACTCTGCTAATGATGCACCTACATTATCTTTTAAATTATCAAAAGTATTAGCTAATCCTCCATTGGCTCTTTCCAAATTACCTAAAGCACCAACAGACCTTTTTATAAATTCCTCACTACTTATTCCCAGCTCTCTTATTCCTTCAGCAGTAACTACACCAAATTCCTCTTTCATCACACGCGCAAACTCTGGAAGCCTTTCCTTTATCTGATTAAGATCTTCTTGTGTTACCTTACCAACTGCGCTTATCTGTGATAGTGCCAATACTACTCCATCAAATTGTTCTGCACCACCGCCTGCCCTTGCTACTGCATTACCAAACTGTGTTATAGTTTCCCTTGCTGCATCGGCATTCATACCTACACTTTGCAAAGAGGCAGAAGCCTTAACAACTTCGGGAAGAGCAAGACCAGGATTTTCGGCAACTTTTCTTAACTTTTCTAATTCAATGGAAGCATCCTCACTACTTCCCATAATTGCAATTAAACCATTTTGTAGTTTTTCTATGTCTGCAAAAGATTTTAAAGCTGCTCCTCCAAGTGCAATAATAGGCAAGGTAAGTGACTGTGATAATGTAGTACCTACACTTTGCATCTTACCACCAAATCTTGACATACTACGCTCAACTTTGCTAAGTTCTTTATCAAGATTAGATACGTCAATACCAAGTTTTAAATTTAGTTTACCTATTGCCATTATGCTTCTTTATCCCATTTGTCAAATATTGTTTTGTCACTATTTGTCAAACTTCTATTAGTTTCTTTCTTTATCGGATTCTCCCATGGAAATTCAATTAAATCTTTTGGCTTTAAACTCTTACCTTTTGCAGTATGAACATTTAGTAAAAGTGTTGTCTGCCATCTAACTCTTTCCCACTCTGTTTGCTCCTGTTGTTCAAAGTAATTGTTATAACCTTGCATGGCAATAACAACCTCTTTAAAACTCATGTCGTAATATTGCGAAGGTGGAAATCTTAAAACTCCGAAACAAAAGCGTTCGATGTGTTCAAGTGTGAGCTCTCCGCCTTCGCCACTACGTTTTTTTGGCTCTCATCTTCTGGTGGTGATATCTCATTTGAAATCATTTCCATGATGCGCGTTATGCCTCCCATGTCTGTATCTACCAAGTCGCAAAATGATTGTAAAGTATAAGGGCATTTCTCCCCTTTGGCTTTGTAACCATGTTCAACTCCAGTAAAGGCAAGTTCAAGGGCAAGTAAAAGGTCTTCTCCTAAAAGGGAAAGGTCACTTAATTTAAGTTTCCTCTCCCTTAGAAATGTACCTAACACATACATACCAAATTTAATCGGTATGGATGTGTTGGCTATTGTTATTGTTTTCATGTGTTAGGATTTAAAATTATGCTTTTGTTGTCTTCACTATTGCACCAGTCACCTCAAAGGATGCTGAATAGCTTACATTCTCTTCTACACCTGCGTTTAAATCTAATGATGTACAAATAGCAGACATTGTAAATACATTGTCACCTTGTACGTCAGTAGTAAACTTAATAGTAAGCGCAGTACCACTAATTAAATCGGTAAAGAGATCATCAAACAAGTAATTGGTAGATGAGTCACCAGGCCCGGCATATAATGCCTCTGTGGACAGTGTGCCAGAAAGTTGACCTTTCTTTACTTCCCTCCAACCTCCAGATGCGGAATCCTTTGTCAAGATTTCACGCATGGCTGCGGAGATGTTCATTTGGCAAGATGTTGCGTATCCAATAGCAGTGCTATCTTTGTATAGTCGCATCAACGTACCATTAATTATGCCAGTAGTTGCCATGTTTATTTATTTTTTGGTTTATTAATTTTTTCTTCTTGCTCGTCATTGAAATATGACATAGGCACTGGAATAGGTATATAGACTGGATCTTGCTTAGTCTCCTCTTTCTGCGGCATTTGTTCAACAACAAAGTCTTCATCAAGTAGTTCTGCAATGCCATCTTTTATCATTTGCTCAGCATATTCAGATAAAAACACACCAACTTTACCTGGTGCCTTTCCATTCCATTCTTTTAATAATCTTAGTTTCATCGTTTCATTTTTGCCATAAAATCAACACTCATCCAGTAAACATTTAAATCAGCATTATATACCTGACTGTCAGAGCTCATATATTTTAATGTTTGTACAGCAATGCCATTTACCGTTCCTACAAATCTATCTAACCGATTGCGCACATTGTTTGCAAGTGTCTGTGTAGTTTCGTAATTATTAGTATATACATCTATTTGTAATGTTATTTCCTCTAAATTACTTTGACCATCTTTAAAATCAACAGGTAAGCTATTTATGATAGTATAAACCATAAAAGGATACTGCACATTTTGTGGTGCAATGTCCGGAAAGATATTTAATCCACAAATACCAGTTACTGCTGCATCAGTCGTTAATCTGCCGTATATTACTTTTCCTATCATGATACTTGCCAGAATTTTTTAGGTCTTTCTTGCATAATAAAAATACATTCATCACGCATAGTTTTAATTACTTTTTCCCGGCTTAAATTCCTTGCTTTAACAACTATTTTGTTATACCATGCTCTTGTACTTCCATACACCATGTGAGCGTAAAATCCATTTGTGCCTTCGCTGCTATTAATACCTCTATTCATTGTATTTCTTTTATACAATGGCCCTATTGCTCCAACTGCTCTTTTGTATGATGCAAGATTTTTAGATAAATCAATAATAGACTTTCTTAAATTACCTGGCTGTACATCATAATGTGTACCATCGTCTTTTTCCCATCCTTGCATTTTTTTATTACCAAAAGGATTGGTGCTTATTCTGTGAGGCTTACTACTTACAGGTACTATTGACTTATATATTTCTAATGCGATAGGTGTAGCTGAATCAATAACTCTACTTCTTTCAGTAACTGTACATTGCTCCATTAACTCTGCAAACTCAATCACTGCATCTGCTAAACCTACCACTCTTAATGACATTCCTTGAAAACTCCTTCTACCTGCGTAGTTGGACTTTTGAAGGTCTTTAAGGTGATTTATTTGTTTAGCTGATAAATATCCCATTACACATAGTTTTGAGCAAATGAACAAAATAAATGTAAATACATATTGTCTTCGCTTATCTGAATATTTTCTATTTGATAATATTTATCCATCCAAATAATTCTTTGCTGCTCGTTTATGTCTGTCCTATTTCGACAGGTAACTCTAACCTGGCTTAATGCTGTTATCTTGCCACCTTCTACCTCCTCCTTGTTTACTCCTTTATAATCTACTATTGCCCACACCTCGGCAAAATTACTCCATGTTTCTGTTCCAAAACCAGTAGTACCAATAGCACGAGATACACTCTGTACTATTATTCTTTCTCTCAACTTTCCTATTTCTTCTTTCTTGTTGTATCTCATTAGTAAAATTGAACGCGATATTGATCAAGTAAATACTCCGATGCCGTAGGTAATTTCTTTATATAATCTTCTCTATTATCGTAACCATCTGCTATCATCATTAATACAGCCTGTCTTATCTGCATTGGCACACCAGATGGCTCTGTGCTATATCCTGCCGTGTATGTAATTGTTACATCATTAATATTGCCATACAATGTCGGCCATGTAGCACCGTATGCTAAAGCTAATCTTCCAGGCTTTAAAAAAGTATCTACAACATAATTAGCGGCATTGTAAGTTTGTACGCTATTAACTCTATCGTTATATTGAAATAAACTAACGGCAATTACTGGAGAAACAGATAAATAAATAGTAGGGTTATTAAGCCTATCTAACTTCTCTGTTATTGTTTGTGTAATTAACGCTTGATTTAGATAACGCTCTGCAACTTCACGAGCTGACTGCAATAAAGTAGTAATTAAAGTATCGTCAGCAGAAGTATCTACTTTAAGATAATTCTTAACTTCATTTAATGTCCAAACTTCTTTAGCAGGTGCCGTTGTTACTTTCCAAGCCATCTTTATATTTTTAAGTAGGGATAGAGATTTCTCCCTATCCCTTTACTATCCCCTATTATTTACAGATTCTTCAAGTGCTTAATTGCCGCAGTTTGAATTAATTTACCATCAAAACGAGTGTACATTAAGAAGCCTAACTCCATCTCATCCATAAAACGCTCACGCAATGGCACAAGGACATTGTTAGCTACCTGGCGAATGATGTACTTAGACCAATCTCCAAAGAAGATTATCTTTGCGTCAGCAGCCTGTGCAGATGGAAGATCATTGTTTATAAAGAAATTATAACCCAATAATCTATCTGGTGTACCTTCTCTAAGAGATGGTTGGAACAAAGTAGTGTTGTTAGTGTCCAAGTTTAACTTTCTAACTGCACTTAAAATCTGGTCATGCATCATAAATGCAGCAGATGGTGAGTTACGGTAATCAATGTCAACAGAGTGAACAAGCTCAACCAAGTTAGCGGCAGTAAATGAACCAGTAGCAGCAGATTCAACACCGGATGGTGCTACGTCTCTGAATCCTGTTGGTTTACCAGAACCATCACCAGTTGTAAATGCAGTGTTTAAGCCACGACCTAAACGCTCACCTAACATAATTGGTAACTCTGTTTTTAATAGACCAAACTCGTCATTTGCCCATTCAACAGACACTTTTACAAGTGTGTTTAAAACGTGAGCTGAGAAAGTCTCTCTTGTAAAGGTCATGTCCTGTACAGTGACCGCTCCACCTTCAGTATGCCATGAACCTGCAGTAGCAGTATCATTTACTTTTGGCCAGTACAGTGTACCTGCCTGTGGAGTAGTGATGATACGGCTAACTTGTAGCATTGGGCCGTAGTAAGCCATTGTCTTTTCCAACTCATAAGAGAATTGGTAAGGAATGACATATCCACCAGCTAAGCCACTTTCAGCAGTTGTAATCGTTGCAGTTCCACGCATCTCTCTAAGCATTGATTGCTCATTGCTTGTTAAGTCACGCTTTGCAAGAGCTTTCATAAATGCTGTGTGATACTCTGGTGACTTTACAATCTCCCTTGCATCTCTTGGCAAATTATTAATTGTCTGCTCAACTGCATTAACACCTCTCTCCTCTGTGTTAATCTCATTCCATCTTTCAAGGCGTGAAATTTGGTCTGTATAA